GCTCGGATTTAATAATAGACTCGCTAACATAAGGAGCTTTGTTAAATGCGAGAAGTATAATTTCACAGCTAAGCCTGATGCAGTTCCGCGTATCATCCAGCCTCGGATGCCGCGGTATTTGGTCGAGTCAGGTAGGTACATAAAGCCTATTGAAAAGAAAATTTATAAAGCTATTGACAAGTTATTTGACGATGTAACCGTTTACAAAGGACTTAATGCAAAAGCTAGGGGCATCGCGATAGCTAACACCTGGGGACGGTATGGATCCCCGGTTGCTGTTGGCTTAGATGCCCATAGATTTGATCAACATGTGTCGAATGCAGCCCTTAAATGGGAGCACTCAACATATGCCCATTTCTATCCCGGCGATAAGTATTTTAAGAATTTGATGCGATTGCAACGTAACAATAAATGCAAAGCCAGAGTGCCTGGTGGTAGTGTTAAGTATACCACCAAACACAACAGGATGTCCGGAGATAGTAATACCTCTCTTGGGAACGTTCTTTTGATGTGCGCTTTGGTTTATGGTTTCAGAGAGAAGTACGGCTTAAACTTTTCACTGGTCAACGACGGAGACGACTGTGTTCTGATAATGGAACGTGGCCAGCTCTCGCGGATGATGAGTAGTGTTGAAGAGCATTTTCTCGAAGCTGGCTTCAGATTAACGGTAGAGCTACCAGTCTATGAGTTAGAGCACATCGAGTTCTGTCAATCACACCCGGTAATGGATGGTGACGGGCAATATTTGATGGTTCGGGATCCCCGGACCGCTTTAGCTAAAGACTGTTTGGCTATTAAACCACTGAGCACGAGTGGTGTTAAGCAGAAATGGTTGGCAGCAGTAGGTGCGGGCGGCCTATCGTTAACACGTGGCATACCAGTGTGGCATGAGTTTTACTCATTGTTGCAACGGGAGGCGCGGGGGGGCAAAGCATGGATTGACCCTACGCTTGAAGGAGGATTTTTCCGGCTGTCCAAGGGTATGCATCGCGTTAGTGATGTTATTACCGTTGAGACTCGGGTTTCCTTCTGGAGAGCATTTGGGATTTCACCTAATGCACAAGTTATCCTAGAGCGATATTACTCTGGGGTTGACTTTGTTGATAGATCCACTTGTGGCAGGTTTCAGACCTTGCCACTTGCGGGGGGGGTGTAAGGCCCTCCAGCGTGGACGCGCTATATAAACCGTGGGAAGGAAAACCCACTTAAAACCCCGAATGCGTGGTAAGCTATTGGGTTGTGTTACGTTAAGGCCCAAAACTATTATTTTAGTGCTAACCAGAATGCCAAGAGACTGCACGGCGCCTCCAGGTTGTAACACGATGTTCAGTCCCGGTTGTCATGCGGTATCCAATACTATGACAAATAAGACGAATAAACAAAAACAGAAGAAAACTGCTGAAGTTACCAAGCTTCAGAATAAATTGAAAAACATGAAGGTGACTAAGAAGGCTACACCGTTTGCTGATGTTGGTTCCACGCTAGGTAAAAGTGTGGGATCATTGTTCGGCAACGGCGCTGTTGGATCTGGCATCGGTAAATGGCTTGGTTCAGGGATCGGTTCCATTTTTGGAAGTGGTGATTATGAGTTATCCGGTTCTAAGCCTGCATATAATGTGCTCGCCAATGGCAACCAGATTCCCAAGTTTGACAGCACTAAGCAGACGAACATTGTGTGCCACCGAGAGTATCTCGGTGACATATACGGCACCACCGCGTTTAACAACAATACGTTCCCATTGAATCCGGGAATCTCAACAACATTCCCGTGGTTGAGTACCTTGGCGGGCAACTACCAGGAGTACAAGTTCCACGGTTTGATATTCGAGTTCCGACCATTGACCACTGATTACGCTAATTCCGGCGTTCCAGGGGTGGTTGTGCTCTCAACGAATTATAATGCAGATGTGCCATCTTATGCCACTAAGCAAGAGATGGAGAATGCTGAATTCGCCGTTTCCACTAAACCCACATTAGCTGTGATGCACCCGGTGGAGTGTGCCGTTGGACTGACTATCAATCCGACTAAGTACATTCGGTCGGGAGCAGTTCCGTCTGGCCAGGATTTGAGGTTGTATGATCAAGGGTTGTTTCAGTTTGCTACGCAAGGGAACAGTTCCACTGTAGACCTCGGTGAGTTATGGGTATCGTACTGTGTTGAATTTTTCAAGCCAGTGCTCCCAGATGTTGTCGCCGGGGGCAATACTGACCACTACCTTAGGACCAGTGTGAATGGGTTGACCGTTTTCGGTCCGACCGCTCTGATTACGGCAGTCTCCCAGATTGGAACCGTTGTGTCGGCTAATGTACTAACGTTCCCAGCGAATGTGTCTGGTACATTCCAGTTGACGATAGTCCATGTGGGAACGGCAGCGGTTTTCGGTGGTTTTGGGAACCCAACCGCGGTTGGCTGCACTGTATCATCAAATGTGTTTACTAATCACACTGCCAATTATGGACAGGCCCCTTCTGGTGTGTCCAGTGCTAACGTCAGTTACACTTTGTTTGTGACAGTGCCCCCCGTTAATGCCATCGCCACTCTCACCTTCGCAGCGACAGTTGCGCCGACAAACTCCAACATTGATGTTATTGTGACATCGGTGACACAGAGTATTGCCTAAGCCTCTGTCACTAGTCCGAAGACGATAAACTAAAGAAATAAAACTATCTAAATTGAAGAGCTATCTAAATAGCGGGTTGATCGCCTTAGAGATCAATTAACGCAAGCAGACAGAAGTACACCTAAGGTTGATTCTGTTACGTGGTCCTACCACGCGTATGCCAGGTCAAGCTGTAACAACAGCCCAGGTAGCCCTGGGGGGATGGACTACATCCGGATTGTGCCGATTGGACGGACAAGACAATTATAGGCGCTCGAGTAGGATAGAGGAACTCGGCGGTGCAGCGTATCTGCATAACTTTCCACCTGAAGGTCACACAGAGTGGGGTATATTCTACCTGACAGATTACCGCTCCAAGTGGATGTGGTACCAGTAGCTGGGTAAAAAGTTAGAGGCATCTCGCGCCATCCAGGTGCGAGAGAACGTGTCAGAGCTAAGATTCGAAAGATGAGGGCAGCTCTGATGTAAGACTAC